AATCACAAGGCGGCTGGAGTTCGCTAGGGCAAAAAGCCGCCGGGGCTTTCGGGAAGGCATGGGACACGCTAAAGTCGCTTGGTACAACCCTGGCAGGCTACATTACCAGCGTAGACTGGGGATCAATAGGAACCAAGGTAGGAAACGCTATATCTGCTGGAATATCTACGGTTAAATCGTTTGCATCTGGAATAGCCGATAATATTAAAAGTTGGATTAATGAAGATGGGCCAACAAACTTAGGCAAAACCATAGGCAACCTTGTAGCTGTTGCTGTTTCTGGCATGTTGGATTTGGGTAAATGGATAGCAGACAGCCTTACATTGAAAAACGGAACCAGTTCGATATCTAACGCATTAACCACAATGGTAGAATGGTTTACACTTGGATGTAAGGCCGTAGTGGATTTTGCCCTTGGATTCGTCAGCGGTTTAGCGCCATTGGCAAACGAAATTAGAAATACTATTTTGGGCGGCGTTGCCGGAGGCCTAGACGCTATCAGCAATGTTCCTCTCATCGGAGGCAAGGCGGCAGAAGCAGCCGAAGCACTACGCGCGATGCAAATTGAAACCGTTTGGCCAGAATCTACTGGAGGCGGTGGCGGCGGAGGCGGAGGATATACCTCTCCATCAAAGCCTTATTTACCAACTTCATACACTACGCAAACCGGAACAGTAGAAAAAATGGTAACGCGCGGCGATTTCATGGTTAATGGTAAATTCGAACCTCCGGCTGAAGCGTTCGATCCATTGAAACGATATGCTATATCGCTTATTGGCGACGAATATAGAATACTTGATTTGCAGACTGGGCTTTATAGTGGATACTATAAAAAACTTTCCGATGTTCAAGCTGCTCAAGAAAGGATGACAAAATCAAACATAGCACAATATCAACAGATGATGAACACCGTTTACACTACAGCCCTTCCGCTATTGTTCACGTCTACAGGAACTCTTACATCTGCGGTAAACAATTTCAAGGGCATAACCGAAGATGAAAAGAAGCATCTATCAACACTACTGCCATCGCTTCAATATTCATCCGCCGCGCTTTTTGGGTCTTCGGACGCTTTTAAGAACGCGGTAATCACATCTTCCACTACTGCAGCAGGTACGGAAATTGCTGCAGAAACCCAGGGGGCCGCGATTGAAACCGAAGCCGCACAGCAGGCCGCTGGTATCACCACAGACGCGGCTAAGCAGGCGCAAAGAATCATCATCGACGGTTCACAAACTGCAGCGAACGCGCTTAACACCGCGGCATCCGTTGCAGCCAATTTCACTACCCAGGCGGGGCAAGCTGTGAAGATCGGGCTAACACAGTCTGGGCAGGAAATAGCCGTAATTGGAAAGGTCGCACAACAGCAGTTTACCGCCGCTGGTGGGCAGTGGGTGAAGGAAACTGTTGCAGGTGCCACTCAAGCTGCTAGTACAACCACATCAGCGGCTTCCCAGGCCGGAAGTACTACCACTTCAGCAGCAAACCAGGCAGGAAGCACTACAACCATGAGCGCTAATAACGCCGCTTCTACGCTGCAGTCGGGGGCATCATCTGCGGCATCAACCCAGACATCTGCAGCGGCCACGGCAGGAAGCAGCATAGTGTCTTCCGGTGAATCTTTCGCGCAGAAGGTGGAATCCGCAAGCGGTTCAATCGTGAAGTCGTTCAGTTCAATGTTGGAGGCTGGATGGAAGACAATGGTTTCAAAGTCTTCCACGAAAACCGGATCTTCGTCATATGGAGCATCAGCCGGAAACGTACAAACCACGTTTAACGATTGTATGTTCGAAAATTTCACCGACACGTGCACCGGAATAGCTGTAAACGCGCTTAAATACACGCCGCCAGGGAGCAGCACCCCAGTATATATTAATCCGATGACATATATTGAATCCGGAGGAGTAAGCAAATATATTTCTGGATCAAGTGGATCTAGCGGCGGAAGTAGCGGAAATTATGCAACCAGCATAGGTTATACACTTCCATCTGTGTTTTTAGCTAAAGGCGCTTTAGTCGACCAGCCAACCCTGGCGGTTGTGGGTGAGGCCGGGGAAGAAATGGTGCTCCCAGCGCCTATCACAAAGGCTCTTTTGGGGATGATAAGCACGGGCGGCAGGAGTGAAAACATTGTTATAAAACCGGCTGACATATATCTGGATGGCCGTAAGGTTGGACGGGTGGTGTTTGAGGCCGGTAAAAAGTCGATGGGCACAAGTGGATTTTCGATAGGGTGAAGAAATGAGCACATTAACTCCCAGAAATGGCCTGACTAAACCCTCAGGCTCCGACATAGGGTTTGCGTCGATCACTAACGCCAATATGGACATCATAGACGGCAGTATATCAAAATGCAATTTTTATTCCACAAGTGCGCCCACTGCTAGCGATGATAGCACGAAAGGCTATTCCGTGGGGTCGCTGTGGGTAAAAAGTAACTCAGATGTCTACGTATGCGTAAGTCCTACTGCAGGGGCCGCAGTGTGGAGAAAAATATATCCCGCCGATGTAGTGGCTCATCATACCACTCATGAATCTGGCGGATCGGACGCTATCAAGTTGGACGATTTGGCAGCGCCAGACGATAACACCGATCTAAACGTTAGCACGTCCAAACACGGCTTATGTCCGAAGGCCCCTAACAATGCTTTCCAGGCCCTTCTAGGAAACGGTGCATGGGGCTATCCACTACCGGACGGATGGATACCTGCAGGTGAGACGTGGACCTACGCATCTGCAGATTCTCCTACGTTCACGTTCACTATATCCGGCGACAAAACCACAAAATATTATCCAGGAATGCGTTTAAAGTTGACACACTCATATACAACTAAATATTTTATAGTTACGAAAGTATCCTATTCAAGTCCAAATACCACTGTAACCATATACGGCGGAACCGATTATTCCTTGGCAAGTGGCGCCATAACTAATCCATATTATAGCATGATGAAAGCGCCGGCTGGGTTTCCGTTAGACCCGTCGAAGTGGACCGTGCAGTTGGTGGATGCTAACCTAAAAGATCAATCAAACCCAACTAGCGAAACTTGGTATAATGTGGGCAGCCTGTCATTGACAATCCCGATAGGAGCATGGAGAGTTTACTTCTTTTCAGATTCACAGATAATGCTTAGCACCTCCCAGGAGTTTACACTTCTTACAACCTTGTCGACTACCAATAACGGATGCTCAGATACCGATTTTATGGTAATGTCTTATGCAAACGCTTTGTCTGGAATTGTTACACCGCATTCAAAAGAAAAGTTCCTGAAACTTTCAGGTAAAACGGTTTATTACCTCAATTTAAAATATTGGGCCAATACAGCAGCGACCCATCTTTATGTAAATGGTGAGGGTGGGCCAACTATAATAAAGGCGGTTTGCGCTTACCTTTGAGTCTTAGGAGATTTATGTCACTATTAGTTACCGTGGCCGGGCAAAGGCTTTATACGGGCCGAACGGCTGGAGGGCTTGACCTGCTTACCGTCGACGCGATAGACGCTATAACGATAAAGGAGCTAAACGCATTCACCAATAAGAGCGTTTTAATGGAGCCTTCCCCCGAAATAGATTATCGGCTGGAAGAACGCAGTACGGCCAGGTTTTCCGTCTATGACCCGAACAAAGAATTTACTTTTGATTACGGACAGGAAGTTATAATCGAAGACGAAGATTATAGGCTGTTCGGCGGTATTATTGACAGGCTGGAAAAAGGAGTGCCAAACCACGACACGAATAGCGGATTCTTTTATGATATTACCGCGGTTGATTACCAGGCGCTTGCGGATAGGCGGCAGTTCTTCAAGGCCTATGAAACGGTTGATGCTCATGCCATAGTCGGTGATATCCTGGCCATCCTGTCCGAAGAGGGGGTTATGGCCGGTGAAATACAAAATGGCCCATCGCTGACGCGGGTAACATTCAACGGGCTGTCTTGTGCGGAGGCGCTAGACAAAGTATCCGAACTGTCCGGGTTCACGTGGTTTATAGACGAAAGCAAGACGCTTTACTTTGTCAGGCGTACAACCTATGATGCCGACTGGGATGTAGAGTCAGGGCAAGAAATTCTATGGGACCCCGCCCCGCAATTGAGCATAGGAAACCCTGAATACCGAAATGTTCAATACCTGCAGGCTGGAAACGCTGAAACATCGCCCATCACGCAGCATTTCAAGGGCGACGGCGTGAATCAGACGTTCACGGTGGGCTTCCCACTTGCCAGGGTGCCAACCATTAAGCTAAATGGCGAACCCCAGACAGTAGGCATCAAGGGCGTTGACATTTCTGGATATGATTGGTACTGGAACGAAGGTGACCCGACGATCACACAAGACTTTGATGGCACGCCGATATCAGACACAGACGACCTAAGCATTACTTTCATCGGAACCTTCCCCCTAATCTGCAGGGCAACCCATTATGCCGAAATTACGCGCCAAAAACTAGCCCAGGGGTTCGGCAGCGGGAGAATTGAAAAAACCTATAAGGACTCTTCGCTAAAATCTCAGGACACTGCAACAGCGGCGGCTGTCAAAAAGCTGCTTCATTACGCGGTGATAGGTCGGAGCATCTCATACGACACCACAAACCCAGGCCTTGCGGTTGGAGTCATACAGCACGTCACTCTTCCGTTACTGGGATTGAACAACGCCGAAATGCTGATTCATCATATCACGGTATCCTTTGAGCCGGTTACAACCTATTCGGTTGAAGCATGTGAGGGACCGGTTGATTCTTCATGGGAAAAACTGTTTTGTGACCTTACGATGGAAATTAGAAACCGTGCGGCGGAAGCGGTTGGTGAAGCTGATGTAGTGCAAGGGCTTGAGGAGTTTTCAAAAGAATGGTTAGACACTGAGCACCCCAACCCATTCTTAGCAGTTTATCCCGGCAGCGCTAAACCAAGTGATATTGATTTTCCATGTCTAGCCGACACGGATAAATTGTCTTACTGCGTTTTGTATGACGTGTACGGAGTAGAATTCTTCAGAAAGCCTGTAACCGCACAAACCATAACTAACGATGTAATAACCACCATAACCCTGATTCTAGCCGCCGAAGGCAACGACCAGCAGATAGGATATGTGGGGCTGTGGGGTGGGGACTTGTGCACCGACACCCCAGGGAGTGGAATAGAAATGGAAAAGTTTGCTTTCTCAAAACTCAAAACGTCGCTTGAATCACTGCAGTTGAATATGACCGACACGAAGGGATGGACATAGATGTACACCAAAACGGAATGGGCCGAAAGCGGAATGACGACGCAGGATAAAGTGGACGGTTTGAATAATTTAGAAACAATATATTCGCAGGCAATTTCTGCCATCGATGCCATAACCCATACAGACAGATATTACACCAAATCACAGGTGCAAAGCAAATATTTTTCTGCGTCCACGGATGGAAGCGGAAGCGGCATGATTTGCGCCACGCTTGACGGTTATACCGCGCAACAGATGCTTGACTCAGGCACTCCAGCCGGTTGTATCGGAATTTGGAAAAGTACCATAGGTTCGATACCGGAAGGATGGGCGTTATGCGACGGACAGAACGGTACGCCAGATTTGAGGGATCGGTTTGTCGTAGGTGCTGGAGGGCATTATGACCTTTATGCCACTGGGGGGTCAAACACCGTCACCACTTCCGGCAGCGTTACCATAGCGGGGCACGCTCTCACTGCTGAAGAAATACCAAAGCATACGCATGGTAGCATCACGGATTATTACCCAAGTAATCAATATGCATTTACATACACGGCAGAAGGCAAACCACTGGTAGGAGTTAACGCATCTACGCAGAACATAACCTCATATACTAATTACACCGGAGGCGGTGACTCCCACAGCCATACGGCATCGTTCAGCGGAACGTCGAACCAAGACAAGCGGCCACCGTTCTACGCGCTTGCCTATATAATGAAACTGGGGGCATAAATGGCATACTATAAATATCATGATCAATGGCTGAACACATACCCGATTACAGCCGAAGCCATGAACCACATAGAGGGTCAATGGAGCACCATTTATCCTTTAATTACATCCCACAACCACGACACGCGATATTACACGCAAACGGCATCCGATGCTAAATTCTTTTCAACTTCTAACTATGCTGAATGTGATGCCGATATGCTGGATGGATACCATTTTGCGGGGCTGGTAACTTCCATGCTTCCCATAGGGGCTATCATGCTGTGGTCAGGTAGCGACGCGAATGTTCCGAATGGCTGGTATGTATGCGATGGGGCTACACATGGAGCATACACTACCCCGAACCTGATAGAGCGGTTTGTAGTTGGGGCCGGAGGAAGTTATGCGGTTGGTGCCACTGGAGGGCCCGGAGGCTGGAATTCCACTATAACACCGGAGGGTTCGGTCACCGTTGGTTCACATGTTTTAACTACATCCGAAATACCTTCACACACACACACATATCCATATGATTATTATTATGTTAATATACAATATGATAATGCTACCCCAACCCATTTTCACACTGTGTCTACGAAAAGCACCAATATTTTAGAGCAAGAAGTAGGCGGTGGTTCGCACGGGCACAGTGGATCAAGCATCGCTCTTAACGCGATTGATCCAAGACCAGCGTACTACGCGCTGTATTATATAATGAAGTGTGCGTGAAAGTATGACATATACTCCTAATCCCACATGGACGGCAAACACCGTAATAACGGCGGAGGCGCTTGATAATTTGGAAACGCAGTATGACGAAGCGCATACATATCTTACATCCCACAACCACGACGCCGCGTTTTTTACTAAATCCTACATGGATTCAACGTACTGGAATACTGAAAACGACGGCCCAGGGTCGGGACTTGACGCCGATCTTATTTTCAAGGACACTGGAAACCTACACGCGGCGTCTTTACAGGGCCTTGGCGTGATTAGTGGACTTATTATACTGTGGTCGGGATCGATTGAATCTATCCCTTCGGGGTGGTTGCTGTGCAACGGTTCTAATGGCACCCCAGATTTGCGCGATAGGTTTGTTATGGGCGCTGGCACCACAAACCCAGGAACAACCGGAGGATCGGCGACATTCACCGCCGGAGGAACTATCACAGTGGACGCGCACGTCTTGACAATAGCGGAAATGGGATCACATAGACACCCTTGGGCCAACACCACATACGTTTCCCTTTTCCGTGTGCAAACCACCGGTTCGACGATAGTATCAACCTCCGAACAAAGCGGCACCACCTCAGCGGCTGGAGGCGGCGGAGGTCACACACACAGTTCAGCGGAAGGCACAAGCTTTACCGGTTCGCCGGTAGCGTCTATGCCACATTATTATGCGTTAGCATATATAATGAAAACATAGGTATATAAAGAAGTGTAAATTACACTTAGATTATATATAAGTTAGACTTAAAATATAGGGTGTTGTTATGGTAGAAGTGAAAAACGTGAATGAGGCGTTCGACGCGCTGGAAGCGGCGTTTCATGAATTGGCCGACATCGAAGACAAACACGAAGAACTGAATTGCCTGCTTTCGGAATACGTCCCGGAAAGTAGGCAGGCAAAAGACATCAAGGACCGTATATACGATCTACGCCCCAAACTGGTAGACGCACAAAGAAAATATCGTCTAGCCGCGATGAAGGTAGACAGGACGCGAATGTTAATTGAAGTTGAATCGCTGAAAAAAAATAAATCTTAAAGATCGGTGTGTGGTTTTTCTACCACGCACTTTACCTCTTCTCCTACGTGTTTCCGGTAGTATTCCAGTTTATCGCGCCCGTCTTTTGAAAACGCGCTGCGTATGGTAGTAAACAGGCAAAACGGGTTCGACACCGGGGCAAGGAACAGGATGATGTACTTCCCATATTTGGGTAGTGGATACTGTAACCCGTCCTCTTTTGTAGTGTCGTATTCCCGGAACGCTTGTGATAAACTGCTAAGTTCTACCGGCAGTACCTGAAGCAGCACGCTGTGTTGAAACCCTGGCGGATGCTTAAGGTAATATGAAGAAAATTTTATAGTAATCATTCTACCATCTTCATAGCCTTAAGCGTGCTCTTTTCAATCGTCACCTTGTGGCTTGCAACCCTATGTGCGTCGATGATGCCAGCCAGCCAGACGGCCCATACCAGAAATGGGCCGGTAGTAATGACTAACAGGGTTGCTAACATCAATAGGAATATGCCCTTCAGCAGTTGGCCATTATATACCTGCCCTAGACCAACTACGAAGAACGACAGCACGGCGGCGACAAACGCGCTTGCCATTTTACGCACCTCCAAGTTTGATATATTCATCTTTCGCGTTTTGAAGAACCCTAGAAAGCATACGGCGTTTTTGAAGGCCGCTCACTACGTCCCTTTGGTCGGGACGGAACGTAACGCATACCCTGAAAACGCGGTTTTCAGGTTTCATCTGTGGCCGTGTCATTTTTACCATTCCCTACGATTTTCACGCGGTATAAAGCAGCATCCGCTCCTAAACCCGCCTTTTATTACAATTCCTTCGCGGCGGGTCAGGCATTCGTCCCACAGCATACACCGTTCGCGCACACAAGACGGGTCTATGGTGGGCTCATGTGCGTATGCGATCATCCGGAACGGGCATGTTTTCATGCAATTTTCTGTTTTATCTGTCATTGTTTCTCACCAAAACATACCTAGTAGCTATTCATATTTATAGTTATGCATATAAACCGCTTCAAACCGCCTTTCATGGATGTTATGGTGGTTAGATTTTTATAACGAAGCACATGTATTTAAATGTTTATCGCGTTTTAAAGATTTGGAGGTTGAAAACACATGCAAGGAGAAGTATCTAATATCAAGGAATACGTTGCTGGATGCAGCGAAAACGAATTGAATAGACGCGCTATGTGCGAAGAATTCAAAAGGTATGTAGGAGAAATAGTTACCGCGTTTGTCCAGAACCACAACCGACCAGTGACCGGAAGGCTGATAGACGTTTCCGGTGAATTCCTGCGTTTGAAGCATCGCGACGGTAGGATATCGCTAGTACGCGCAAACGCGATTACGTTCTTGGCGGAAGTCCCAAAGAAGGAGTAATCATGGACCGCGAAGAAGAAATTAAAATTGAGGTCGACGCCGTGGCCGCCTTTCTATCTGGTCAGACACTTCGCGGTGCACTGCATGAGATAGGAGCAGATGGGCTGTGCAACCCAATAGAAGAGTGCGGGTGTTCGCTTGACGATCTTGCGCCGTGTGGGTGCTTGAACCTGAACGAATGCGCCGCGGCGCTTAGAACCAAA